TTAAACATGATCGTAACGAAGACTTTACCTATGCTGGTTTGCGTCAAGTAGTATAAGTATTTGTGTCAGGATCGTTCAAGCGGACAAATTTATGAAACTCCGCAATTTATGTATATGATGATTGCGGCAACATTATTTGCTAACTATCCAAAGGAAACACGTATGACCTACGTGAAAAAATATTATGACGCGACCTCACTTTTTAAAATCAACATTCCGACCCCAGTCATGGCTGGAGTACGTACTCCAATTAGGCAGTTTGCTAGTTGCGTATTGGTTGATGTTGACGATACTCTGCCTAGCATTTTTAGTAGTAACTCCGCTATTGGTTATTATATCGCTCAGCGAGCCGGTATTGGCATTAATTCGGGCCGGGTACGAGCGATTAATTCAAAAATTAGGGGCGGTGAAGTAGCACACACAGGAGTTGTTCCCTTCTTGAAAGTATATGAATCTACTGTAAGAAGTTGTACACAAAATGGTGTACGTGGTGGTAGTGCTACTACCCATTTCCCACTATGGCATTATGAAATTGAAGACATCCTAGTTCTTAAAAATAACAAAGGTACAGAAGACAATCGTGTACGTAAACTAGACTATTCAATTCAACTTAACAAAACAATGTATGAAAGATTGTTGGCCGGTAAAGATATTACTCTTTTCTCACCACATGACGTGCCAGATCTTTACGAAGCATTTTTTAATGATCAAGATAAATTTGCAAAACTTTACGATCAGTATGAACGTAAAACTAGCATAAGAAAGAAAACTATCAAAGCAATGGAATTGTTTGGTGCACTATTAAAAGAACGTGCAGAAACAGGACGTATCTATATTATGAATGTAGACCATTGTAATACACATAGTTCATTTAAAGACACAGTATACATGAGTAACCTGTGTCAAGAAATTACATTACCCACAAAACCAATTAACCATATAGATGATGAAAATGGAGAAATTGCACTTTGTATCCTTTCCGCAATTAATGTAGGTCTAATCAATAAAATTGATGACCTTGAGCCATTGTGTGATTTAGCAGTAAGAGCCTTAGATGAAATTATTGATTATCAAGGTTATCCAGTTAAAGCGGCAGAGATTAGCACAAAAGCAAGAAGATCGTTAGGTATAGGTTACATTGGTCTTGCACACTATCTTGCAAAGAACAAAGTAAAATATTCTGATAAAAAAGCATGGAGACTGGTGCATGAACTTACAGAAGCATTCCAATACTATCTATTAGTTGCTTCAAACGAATTAGCAAAAGAGAAAGGAAAGTGTGATGCTTTTGATAAAACAAAATATGCAGATGGTCAGTTACCAATCGACCACTATAAAAAAGAACTTGATGAAGTTATCAACACTACATTAAAATATGATTGGGAGGATCTTAGGAAGGATATCGTTGCACACGGTCTACGGAACTCAACACTGTCTGCACAAATGCCATCGGAGAGCAGTTCCGTTGTGTCAAATGCAACAAACGGAGTTGAACCACCTAGAGACTTCTTGTCCATTAAGAAAAGTAAAAAAGGGCCTCTTAAGCAGATTGTTCCACAATATAATCAATTGAAAAACTTTTATACTTTACTATGGGATATGCCTAACAACGAAGGATATATTAATATTGTTGCGGCAATGCAAAAGTTCTTCGATCAAGCAATTAGTGGTAACTGGAGTTATAATCCAACACACTTTGACAATAACGAAGTACCATTAAGTGTAATGATGAAAGATATGTTGACAACCTACAAAATGGGTTGGAAGACAAGTTACTATCAAAACACTTATGACTTCAAAGGTGAAGAAGAAACCGTACAACCAGCAGGTTTGGAAGAAACTGTTATTGACAAATCTGTAAATGGTGTTAGTATAAACGGTACAAATGGGGACCATGTAAACGGGTCCAACGGTGAAAAAGTACCAGCAGAGCAGGAAGATGAACACTGCGATGCGTGTGCAATTTAATAAGTAAAGAGAAAAGAGAAAGAGAAATATTAATGGGTAAGACTGTCTTCAATAGAAAGAATGTAGACTTTACAAAAGAATATATGTTTTTTGGTGCTGACCAAAACACACAAAGATATGATGTCTTTAAATATCCTGAGTTTGATAAGTTGAATCAAACTATGCTAGGATACTTCTGGAGACCAGAAGAAGTGTCTTTGCAAAAGGACAGAGGTGATTATGCAGAGTTTACTGACGAACAAAAGCATATCTTTACTAGTAATTTAAAATATCAAACACTACTTGATAGTGTGCAAGGACGCGGACCTTGTCTAGCATTTTTGCCATATTGTTCTAATCCAGAACTAGAATCTTGTATTGTATGTTGGGACTTCCAAGAAACTATTCACAGTAGATCTTATACACACATTGTTAAAAATGTATATCCAGATCCTGCGGAAGTGTTCGATACTATTTTAACTGATGAAAAAATTGTTGAACGTGCAAACAGTGTATGTAAACACTATGATAAATTTTATGATATCGCTAATGAATACTTTAACAAAGGCAAAGGTGACATCAAAGAAGTTAAAAAGCAATTATACAGAGCAATGATGACTGTTAATATGCTTGAAGGTTTACGTTTTTATGTTTCATTTGCTTGTACATTTGCCTTTGGCGAACTTAAACACATGGAAGGTTCTGCAAAAATTATTTCACTTATTGCTCGTGACGAAGCAACACACTTGAATTTATCAACACACATTATTAAACATTGGATGAAGGGTGAAGATGATCCTGCTATGAAAAAAGTTGCCGCTGAACTTGAAGAAGAAGTTTATGATATGTGGCGTGAATGTGTTGATGAAGAAAAACGTTGGGCAGACTATCTGTTTAAAGATGGTTCAATGATTGGGTTAAATGCTAACCTACTTCATGCTTATGTTGAATTCATAGCAAACAAAAGATTAAAGGCTTTAGGTCTTAAACCTTTGTATGATCGTCCCCTTAATCAAAACCCTTTACCATGGACACAACACTGGTTAAGTAGTAGTGGATTACAAGTTGCTCCACAAGAAACAGAAGTTGAATCTTACATTGTTGGCGGAGTAAAACAAGACGTGGTAGAAGATACATTTAAGGACTTTAAACTATGATAGAAATATGGGGTAAACCTGCCTGCGGTTATTGTGATGCCGCAAAAAGATTATGCGAACAAAGAGGTTGGAAATATACATACAAACAACTTGGTGTAGATTTTGACCGCGAAAAAGTAATGGAGGAGTTTCCAACTGCAAGAACTTTTCCACAAATCAAAGTATACGGAAAGCCTGTTGGGGGTTATCAAGAATTTGAAAAATATATTGATGACACTGGCTACAACGGAACTGGACACTCATTAGGATAATATGTTAATACAAGCACCCTACAAAGTAAATGATGTAATTAGTATCAAACTGCAAACAGGCGAAGAACTTGTTTGTAAACTAATTGAAGAAAGTGATACACACCTAAAAGTAAAGACTCCTCTTACACTAGTAATGAGTCAACAAGGTTTAGGTATGCAACAGTATATGTTTACTACTGATCCTGATCAGCCTGTAAATATTGCTAAAGATAAAGTAATTGTTGTTCAAAAAACACGTAAAGACTTCTCTGATACATTCACTGAAAAGACATCTGGACTAGTTACTGCTCCACCTAACTTACAAGTAAAATAAATAACTTTATGCACAGGTTTGTGATAAAGGATAAAGGAGTTCTGACAACTTATAATAAGTTCGAAGATATACCTATGAAATTTGATCATGTCATTGAATTTCATCCGTATACTCCACCAGAGCCACATACCGAAGAACAGCATAAAGAAATAGAGCAATGGCCTAGTAAGTTGCAAGAATTAATTAAGAGGGAAAGATAATGCCTGCTATTACACGTAAAGGCGATAAAGATGTAACACACTGTTCAACTCCTGTGAGAGAAGAACATAGTCCTGATGTCTTCTGTAATGATATACCTATATCAAGGCAGGGCGACAAAAACAATAGTCATTTGTTACCTGGAGTGCCTTGCCCTTCACATCAAGCACCGATTACAACAGGTTCAACAACTGTATTCATAAACAACAAAGGTTGTGGTAGAATTGGAGATGCAGTAACAAATTGTACAAGTGTTGCCGAAGGTTCTGAAAATTGTTTTGCTGGTCCTTAATCTACAAGTAAATTAGAAAACAAATACCAAAGTGCTAAAACCGTAAGGATAAATTTTAAAGGATCTTGTCCTTTTGGTTCAAGTGTAGGTTTGGAAAATTCATATGGATTCATGCTCTAGACCAAGCCACTGGATTGCCGTGTATATCAACTACTAGATCACCTGTGTCTTTGTACTGAGCAACCATGATGCCCTTTCCTTTTCCTGCTATGTATCTACAAGGCTTTATTTCTCTTTCACCATGAAAACGTTTTATATGGTTTGTGATTATACCTCGTGTCTTTTTACCTGCCATTATCTACCTTGTCCATTGTAAAATTTATGGTTTCGTTTTTTATGTTTGTTCATGCTACTAAACTTACAAGATCTTTTCTTGCTAGACTGGCTAGTTTTTTTAGGAGTACGAACGTGTGCTACATAATTTTTTGCTAATTTTGCCATGTTATCTACCTAACTTTTTCTTTCTACCTATAGGGAGTGATTGGGTCATTCTGAATTCGTGTCCTTTTTTACCTGTCCACTCTACTATAACTGATTTTGATTTTGTACCGCTTTGATAGGATTTAACGGCTTTTTTAAAACTTATATCTTCTTTGGTTTCAGTCTTATCACCATCTATAAAGGTGAAAGTCCTCATCTT